CATTCTGTCTGGATTTCGATTGCATAGGACCGGGTTGCGCCCAGCCGACATCAGACATCAGAAACATGTGACCGTATCTGGTGCCAGCCTGCCAGCGTCGCTGATCTCTACCGCTTGTCTGATTCTGAGTAAACAATTTCCTGATATATTTCGCTCTATTAATCTCAAATTGATCATCTAGAAGATAGTCGCCTTCTATCTCACCGTATTCGCCACTATTCTTCCATTCATAACCACAATCAGACATCAGAGTATACATGCCGTATTTTGTCAGACTAGCCATGAACTTCATATCTGGCGCATTGACTTCTGGGTTGTCACTTAATTGCTTGAATTCAAAACCAGATATTGGGTCAGAACCGACAGGCGCAGGGCGTTCCTTATGCTGGCTAGGAAAGAAGCCAACACCGCTCATCCATAACGTATTGCCATAAGGATCAGCTATTCCGACACCCATCGGCCTGCCATCGCGAGGCAGATATGGTAAATCATCACTATCAGGCCTACTGTTGTCAGGATCTTCATTCTCGTTCAGAGCCAATTGTGCTGGCTGATGTTGTGAAAATATCGGATAATGTCTACGCAAAGTAGGATGGACAACACCCAGCCACACAGGATTATTCGGATTACCATGAAAGAATAAAATGGCGACTATGTCATCCTTGACAGGCGCAGACCACATTCCCGCTCTAGGCGACCCGGTAAAGGGCAGATAAGTAGCCCATTGGGCCATGCTCTGATCGATATTAGAATCATGAAGATCAGGACAAATTATTCTTATTCTATTAACATTCAATGGATCATTTGTATCAACGACCTTAGCTAGATATACACCATAATATTTCTTATCATGTTCATGCTCATGTAAAACTTCTGACTCAATCATGTTCAACTCATGTAATGAACTTGGCCACTAGTGCATTACTGGGATACAATACCGTAGTGCCTGCTTTCGGCCAGTTCAAAGGGTTAATGACATTGTTAAAATATATAATGACCCAATCTAGATAGCTACTTCCATATACTATTGACGCAATAATATCAGGCCTGCCTTCAGTGGAAGAATCGACATAAAACGTACTAATTTGATCATCAGGGATCTTATAAGACGGATCTAAAAAGGGAGGCGGATTCCATAGGCCATATGTTTTAATGCCGTCTACGATAATAGGCGTATTTTCGTTAAATCGATCGAAAGGAATGTTATCCATGCCTAGTACCAATCTGCAAAGGTTCTGACTTGGCCATTTGCAACAAAAGAGCCTTTACCTTGAGCGCCAACTATAGGCCACGAATAAAGTGTCATAGCAACAGTGGTCTTCAATGGAAAAGTCCTGTCATTACCGATAAACAATCCATCGTCATAACTAATTGTTACTCCATCAGACCTGTAAGACATACTTTCCCTACCACCAATATCATAAAGAATTAATTTTATAAGGAGCTGATCGAAAACAGCATTTTGTTTCACATTTTGATCGACGTTGGCAGCGTATCTCCTCAAAGTCGTTAGATTCCTAGTAATTCGATCAACTGTCCATGCCAGACCGCCCTGATTAAATGCGTTTATTTCACCATCGGTCACCAAATAGTCCCATTCCATTTGGATTTTACGCGGATTACCACCTTGATAAGTAAAGAGAGGTTCTTCCATTTGAGCATTATTGGTTTTTCCGCCGTCCACAGCCACTGCCGTCCATTCGCCAGTTCTACTATCTGACTTAACACGAGGTGGAAACTGAAATTCTATCCGGTTCGGGCCAAATGCCACCATATTACTAGAGTATGCCAAAGAGACACTGGCACTCGCTATCTTACGATCGTATTTAGTATACTCCATTTCAACTCCAATCCGTCATATGAGCAGCCTGAGTGTCGCTATGTATATTTCTGCTTAACAAAGCATCGCGAACTTCCTCCATCACATCAATCAGTGCAGCGTTACCATCACCCGGATTGGCAGCAATACCATTCTTGGTCAATTCTACTAGAGTCACAGCGATACCAGAAAGCAACTCGCACTGCTTCTCCAGTAACCTCATCTTCTTGTCTGATTCAGCAGCAGAAGACACAGACTCAGGAGACAATATGGCCGCTCTATCCCTTGCTAACGGCCTAGTTGAAGAAGCATTCAGATCATCATTAGCGTTGACCTTGTTGAACGATCCTGAAATCCTAGTGGCAGTAGACTCAATCTCAGAAGCATAAGATGCCATCCTGACCGACACGTCATCAAGCATGGCCAGCATAGGTTCACTGGCCTGACCAAGGCTCGCGGAGAATGAATTAAACAGATCACCATAAGGTCTGGCCAATGCGACATCGATGCTATTCAGACCACTAGCCAACATCTGGGCAGCAGAAGCAATAGGCATGACAGCAGCATATAGCTCAGTCGCACCCTTACCAAACGATTTAGAACCTAACCAGAGTGACAACCCGATTCTGGTTATACCGTCTGTTCCTTCATCAATCGCCTTAATGCCAGCAGATAAGAGTGGGCCAGCTATCAATAATCCGTTACCAGCATTGGCGAAATTCTGACTGGCTTCATTCAGATTCTCAGCACCCCATTGCAATGGCTTTGATGCCAACCAGATAGCAAGACCAGCAATGCCAATGGCAATAGCTGCAACACCAATAGGAATAGCCGATGCCACCAGAGCAGCCGAGCCAGCAGTAAGAAGTGCACCAGCGGCCAACATCAGACCGCCAGAAACATTCAGAATGCCAGCGGCTAGACCAATCAGAACTGACGCAGCCATCAGAGCAACGCCAGATATAAGCAGTACAGCTGCTGCCAAACCAACAGTGACAGACGATGCTAAAAGGATAGCACCAGCACCCAATAATATACCAGCGCCAGTCATTATAGAAGCAGCAGTAATCGTCAGCCTCAGCGCCGGTTTCTGAATAATATTCAGTGATTTCTCCAACAATGGAGCGGCAATCACAAGCAACTGCACTGCGGACAACAACGCCATGGCTCCGACTATCAACAGTGGACCACCTACAGCTAACAATAACGAACTAGCCAAGATAGCAGCAGAAGAACCCAGCAGAATAGCCGCAGAAGCTAAGAACTTCAGATCCATTGAGGCCTTAAATTGAGCCGAAGCGACGGTCAGTTTCAAACTAGCCTTATACAATTCCGGAAGCACAGAATTTAATATAGTAGTTGCTGGCTTAAGGATTGCAGCTGCAGCAGCAAGAGCTATAGAACCGGCTAATAGCACAACAGCAGAGGCACCCATACCAGCAGAGCCGACAGCAAATGGAATAGCCGCCATAGCCAAGGTTGTACCGGCTACTAATAACATCGCTCCAGCAACCATGATGTCAAATGCCGCTCTGCGCAATGGCACACCAGCAGCAACCAATAGCGACCCGGCGACACCCAAACTGACAGCTACAACGACCAAAACAGCTGTCGATTTGACAGACAACCCGCTCAGCGCTGTTATCATTTGGCTTATGCCAAGACCGATTAAATAGGCTGCACCGCCCACGACTGCCAGAGCTGCACCTAATAAAAACAGTGGAGGAGCAGCTACTGTACCCACAGTAGCCAAAGCAATGATAGCTGTCGTAACCACTCCAATCACCGTCGCCAGCAAGAACCCTGTAGCGATGGCAGACTGCCAATTGCCAGCGATTGTCGTGATCAGAGCACTTATACCAAAGGCTGCTGCCCCGATACCGGCAAAAGCGATACCCATGGCAAGCAAGCCAGGCGCACCAGCAGTGGCTATCTTACCGATGTAGGCAAAGGCAACTCCCAGCCCAATCAAAGCTGCAGTCATCAGTCCAAGATAAATAATGCTGCTCATGCCAACCGCTGACAATTTCTCAATAGCAGATGACAGACCCCACGCAGCGATGCCGATGCCAGCAAAAAGCACTCCTAGCCCAAGGAGAGCAGGAACCACCGGTAACAAAGCACGAAGAGCATTAACAAAAGCGACCCCTATAGAGGTAATGCCAGAAGCTAATAGCGGAATTCTACTTAGTAAAGCACCAATACCAACAACGAGCTTTGTCAATCCGACAGCCACAAGAGCAAATACTTTACCTAAAGCAAGAGCGGCCACTCCAAGAGTCAGAACCACACCAAGGACGGCCTTTATGGCAGTACCAACAGGCCCAAGGTAATCAAGTAAAGTCACTAGTGCGCTAACTACTGCGTTGATTACCCAGACTACCATGCCTATAGCTTTGACTATAATCAGGACACCGGGAGCAATTGCCGTCCAGATCGTTCTAAAAATATTCTGGACTTGCTCGGAAAGCAACGCTAGCTGACGAGGTATAGTATCACTTGCGTTCTTCAGTTCTTCCCAAAATGTCATTTCAGCATTAGCTGCCTTCTTTGCGCTGTCAGCCGACTTCCTCAACATAGCATCAAAATCGGCCATTGTCATCTTCTGCGCTTTGATTTGGTCGCCCACTTGCGCAGCAGTCTTGCCTAGTTCGCCGAACCTACCCGTAAACAGAGCCACCGCAATCTGCCTATCTTTAGTGCCCTCTTGCGTCGCGTTCAAGACTTCATCGAAATATGTCCGAGTTATGGCGGCAAACAGATTCATTCTGTCTTCAGCAGTAATCAAGGCACCAGTATAACCCGCCCACCCTGCCACTAAATCGGCCTGCATCGGTTCAAGATTCTGTAAAGCAGTGCCGACCCTCTGGACTAATTGCTCAGGAGCACCCAAATCCTTGGCTATTGCAGCCAAACGTATTTGCGCCTCAGTAATAGAAGCAGTCAAAGAGCCATAGACGCTGCGCAATTCTAAAATTTTACTGGCATGCTGAGTTACCAATCCATTAACTTCTGAAGTTGAAAGGCCAAAATCTTTCATATGAGTGATTATTTTAGCCATATATTGACTAGTCTGATCTATAGAACCAGTGGTAGCCATCAATGATTTCTGTAAGCCAACGGTAGATTCAATAGTCATTCCAGTAGAACGTGAAAAGGCCAATGCTTCAAAAGACAATTTCTTAAAGTCATTGATATTATTGGTCAGCCTCTGTGCACCCAAAGCCTTATAAGCCTGTATGACTTCATCACCCATCAATCCAAAAGCGGCTGCTGTTCGATATGCCTCTGCGGTGATCTGAATTTGAGAACCAAACACGCGATAATTAGCAGTGTTGAAATTGTCGGATGCCTTATTGGCAGCGCGGATAGCTTCGTATACATTGAACATTGTCAACATATAATTGGTAGTAGCTGTATTGATGTCTCTGATATTCTTCTTAATGCCATCCCACAGCTTCATCATATCAACAAGATTCTTGTTCTCATCCTGAACATGCTTCAGTTCTTGTTGGTGCTTAGCATTCTTTTGTTCCAGAGACTTATTTATTTCCGTCCAGACTTTAGAGGTCTGAGTCTTTAATAAATCGACTTCCTGCTGATTCAATTTGGAGATTTTGTCCGCTGCCGATGCACTGACCTTATTAACATTACTTATAGCTAGATGTGACTTATGCATTTCCCGCAATTGAGCGACTTGATGCGTCTGCGTCTCAACAAGGGCCTGCATTTCAACAACAGTATTAGACGTAGCCTTGCCAATTGATTCGACATTTTGTTGTAATTCTATAGCAGATCTGGCTGCTCCATTTAATTGAGAGGCATATTGATCCGCCTTTTCCAGATTAAGCTGGACAGAGATAGTTCTGGTTAATCTGCTTCCTGATGGTGGCACAAAACACCCGCTAGTTATTCTATTTATATTTATTACTGTCCGACTATCTTGGCTGCACTGTTATAGCTAAGTCTAGAAAGATAGAGTGATGTTCGCCATTGGCCTCTATTATATGAGTGCCTGAAACCCATCACAATCCATTGACCATGAATATAGAAAGGTAGCCCGGCAGCATCAATAAATTCGATAGTAACCGTATCAGCACCTAAACCAGTACCATCAAAAAATCCGCCCTGTCCAACAGTATGAATAACAAGCTTATTGACATCATATTGAGCATCTAAATACATCTGCCTGCCCTTGCCTGAAATATAATCACGATATTTCAGACCCAGGTCGCCAGCCGAATAAATTGGAGTGACCGGCTCTACATAAGTCCTCCCTATTTCTGGAGGATCAGACTCATTAGGCTTTGAAAAAGCACGATCGATAGGCACCTTGACATTAATTTTAGTAGAAGTCATCTTATCATCGACTTTAGTGTATCTTCCTTCACCATCAGTGATCTGATCAAGAAGCTGACCAGTAGTAATTGATATGCCAGAAGTATAGACTTCCGAAATCAATCTAGACCATGAATTCTTCTTAACAGCATCATAAGAAAAAATAGCGGTATCGCCTACATTTCCGGACGGCCACGAGAAAAATCCCCTGTCCGTCGATTTAATCTTGGACTGATCAACCACATTTAAAACATTCGGCGAGCCAGAACTAACAACTACTCTGCCCTTAATAGAAGAAACAGAAGATCCGAAATCAATCAGACGCATAATCAAATTCTTAGGCGATTGCCTGTTCAAGTACCAAACATTTTGGCGATTATCAATAGTGTCATCAACATTGACCACAATACCCGGAGCAAACTCAGTAGCAACCTGCCTGACCACATCGGATATAGAACCCCGATAGGCCTTACCACTAGCCGGATTGGCACAGAGATACCATGATGGCAGATCGATAGCAGTAAAAACAAAAGAAGCACGTTCAGAGCTATTTGCCGTATCAAACAAAGATGTCACAAAGAAATCAGTCCACGGCGTTTCATTTTCTACCATTGGCCTGACTGCTCTTAGCCTGCATCTGGCCTTAAACTTGCAGGCCATAGCTGATCTGAAATAGCCAGAATCCACATTCAATGATTTTAATATTTTATAACCGGGATCATCAATAGACACCTTTAATTTATACCCGTGATTCAGAAAAGAAGACCATTCCAAAGAAGTACATAAAATCCCAATATTACCTGTGTCTTTAGCACACCCATCTTCACCAAGAACCAAATCAATAGCCGAGTATGCCGAAACCGGCTTACTATTTGGCATATCTATCCCTCTATCGCATCTGCATTTGCAATTTGATCGCCTCAATCATATTTAGCTCAAGGATGGATTTCCTAAAATAATCTCTTATTCTGCCAAAAGACCATGGTTCTTCTAAATCAGTATACAATTCATTCCAGTCAGTAATATCACCGCCCTTTTTCGAAGGCATTTTCGGTGGCAGGACATACTGGACTCGAAAACCTTCAGAATTCAATATTTTATAGAATTTCACCATCGCACTGATGCCGGGCTTATCATTATCAAAAGCCAGTATGACACACCGACATTTATTGACCATCTTCAATTTCTTGATCTGCTTGGGGCTAATATCAGCACTACCAGTAGCCAAAGCTTGCCTTTCAATAGTCAAAGTATTAGAAATAGACTCAAATAAAGCCACAGGCAAATTCGGATCTACATTATCGAAATTATAAAGAAAATCGGCCTTGCCAACCTTACACTTCTCAGTATCTGGGTATTCGAAGAACTTATTTGCCGTCGATCTCTGCTGCCAATAGACCAGTTCGCCACCTTCATAGTAAGGAAATAGGACATTCAATCCGTTTACCATAATATTGTACTTCTCAATAAACTCCAGCCCAAATCCTCTCCTCTTGAGCCAGCGAATGGCAATAGCATGAGCAGAATTTGTGCTGCTGGGATTTATCGCTTGAGCACTAGCAGGCAATTGAATAAGACTGGTATTCGCTTCGTCATCTATTATTTCCTCAGGCTTCCTTAGACTGAAGCCACGTTTCTGATCGAATTTGCCATACTTACCCAATAATTCAATGGCTTCTTTATAAGAACAGCGTTTAAAAAGCTGAACAAAATAAATGAATGAGGTATTGCCAGTAGTCCATTTAGAATCGCCTCGAAAATCCTTGCATTTGCCGGATCTTATAATAATATTGAATTTGCGTTTATTGCTGTCCGGATCGTCATCAAAAGGCGAATTTATCTTTAATATAGGGCCTACTTTAGACGAATTGGCTTCCTTGAAATTAGGGAAGTGTTCAGCGACGAACTTTCTAATCTGCGTTTCTGATGGAACGTACATATTCAACTAATACTGCTAGAAACAGCCAGCCCGATCAGTCTGCTTTATCGCCTTAGCCTGTTTTGCTTGATCTTTTTCTGCCTGTTTGATATCAAAAGCTTCTAAAAATTCAATAGGAATGTTGTACTCATTCATGAAATCTATCAGTGCTGCTCTAGAGACTCTTCTGAACTTCGAATTCGGCACACGATATCCTTTTAATATGCCAGTATCAATGCTTCTTATTATAGTCTGCTGGCTCAAATGAGTAGCCGCAGCAGCATCACCTGTAGAAAACGACAATTTCATATAGAATTTCTCCTAACACACCATACCTATAGATCAAATGGCTTTATATAATTATACTTCGCGTGTAGGAATCAATTCCTTGTGAGAATTCAAAAATTCGAGATACCTATCAATATTGACAACTTCCGGCAAGATAGCCACAATACTGTCTCTTGGTTTCAAAACAGTATCAAACGTCACTTCCACTACAGTATTAGTGAGGAAGTCTCTTCTATATACAGTATAATCAGTGTAATCTCTCAGATTCGCAGCCAACATCACACGAACAGTTTTGTATTTGAAACCGTAGAATAATTCACGCTGGGATCGAAAAGATGGAACTTGAACGCATTCACCACACGATGTTCTTTCTGTGCTGATAGCCACTAGTATATCTCCGGGAACATACGTCACATACAATAGTTCCTGATATATAGTTGTTAGCGATACAAACGGATCTGGATTGATATCGTCAATCGAGACATACAGATTGTCGCCAGTGCCGGTAGACATATTAAAAGATCGTGAAATTGAAATAAGACGAATTCTGCACAGTTCCATCAGGAAACTGAACAGCTATTCTGTACTTGTACGTACCGATCAAAAACTGAGATCCGTTCAAAAGCCACTTAAACACAAATGGATTCGTCCGATAATGACCCTGCCTAAGGCCAGTTATCATATCATCGCAATCTACCAGCAATTCCTCATTTCGAGTATAAATGCTAATAGTGGCCTTTAAACTCGGCAAGAAAGGAGCAAAGAAATTATAATCAAAATCATATAAAGGCATTGGCATGAAACCGACTTCTAGATATCTCTTGTCAGTCGTACCAAATTTCTGATTTAATGGTTCAAAAGCAAGCTGAAATGATAATAGGTTGTCTGCACAATGTAAATTATCCGGATATGCCCAGAACCTATGGCAGCATGAAAGCAACAGGCCAGTAAACTCGGCACTATCCAAATCACATGGATTAGTTCCGCCAGTCCCGCCAGTCCCGCCAGTCCCACCACACGGATTGGTAGGAAAATAAGTCCAGACATCCAGATAGACAGCAGGAACTACAGCATCCGCAGGGACCAGAAACGGCATGTAGTATTTGCCAGTATCGGTCTGCACTATCGGATCTGGATAGGCATCGTCATCCGGTTCTGGGTTTGCTATAGGAATAGAAGCAACTAGATTCTCTGCTTGTACCTGATCACGATAGATATTGATTTCGCGAATAGCGTATGGATCATAGACCTCGCCACCGCTGTAAAAGACGGTGTCGAGTTTGACTATTTGACCAGCGCGAGCAGATATTCGAGAGTCCATATAGTATTTTCATCTATCAGCTTGGTTGTTCTCGTTTTGCCCTCTCATTTTCTTTTTCTAATTCTTTTTGTTCTCTCTCCAGCTGCCACAATCTTTCTTCTGCAGTCAGCATATTTTGTTCGAAAATAGACAACTTACAGTACCTCTTCAGCAGGAATTGCTCCTCCTGAAGATCATACCATCGCTTTTCTATCTCCTGAAGCCGGAGAAAATATTCGTAATCGGTTTCGTTAGGTTTTCTTAGGCCGAAAAAAGTATTCCGTGAAAGGCAACTCCACTGCGAAATCCTTATCGCATTTATCGCATTGAATGGTGACAGTAGTGTCAATACTAGGCATATATTGATCAAGGAAAGCTCTAATCACTTCAACATCAGAACTGTGCATCTGATCGACAATAGCCTTGACCTTTTCAGGATTATGGACACCACAGATCGAATAGATCGACTTGAGAGTCACATCATCAGAGATCTTGTCAAGCATCATTGCTCGATCATTTGTTTCGGCCTTCGGCTTACCGGCCCTGACTCTACCGCCGCCCCTGACCATGGATTTCTGCACTTTATACTCATGCAAGGAGTTGTACAGGTCACGACCACGCAAGAATGAGATACCAGCAGTTATCTCCCGACCCAGCCGCTCACTGTAGACCGGCAAGACCACATCATGAGGCTCTTTAATCTTAGGATCTGCATAAATCACTGTCTTGTGCAGATCAACCAAATTGAATTCGTAAACACCGCCCTGACCGCAATTGCCACATTCAGTGCTGAACTTATACATATTACCATGGGTCAGCCCTCTGATGTAATACATCAGATACATTCTGTCACCGATCAGCAAATCCAGCGGATCTGTCGGCACTGGAAAACGACAGCAATAGGCCAGCATCTGATCAATGGCCGTTCCATCCTGAGCCATATCCTGTCTAGTCATCAACTTTTCAACATTGCGACTCATCGCACGGACTTCACAAGACTGGATGCCATTCCAATCATAATAAAGTCCAAGACTAGGCAGCTTGACTTGAGAGTATGGAGTGACAGTGTCTTGACCAAGACTCAAAATCTCATCTAAGACACTATCGTCACTTGATCGATGAGGAATTTCTAAATCTAATGGAATTTCATTCACGATACGTGTATTATCGTTTGGCATTATCCGGCAAACTCCGCTTGTAATTCCTTGGTAGCCCAATCGTAAGTTACGACCGTCTCTACCAGATTGATCTCATTATCTACGTACGACAACTGACCAGCAGCTATTCTTGAAGGCCAACTATTATGTAAGATCCATAGATCGAATTTGGAATCAGTATAATCGTAGTGCTTTATTTGAGTTATCTTCTTATATGTCGCGGCTGGTTGGATGCCAGTCTCTTCATTCCAGATCCTGTCAGTCCAACCCTTAATGATATCTCGCAAACCAATAGTGTCATACCATACTATTCTGACATCATCAAATCCAGCAGATTGAGCATACTTGTATTCAAGAGACGCACCCTTGATAGAGCCTAACTTGAAAAACATCGTTGGTAGAGTACAATCCTTAGCATACACGACAGGAGTAAGGACACGCTGGCCCCTTATGACGACATGATCGCCAAATACCTGATTCAAGTGCCATGAATACTTAGTCTTTGGGCTTTCAGCGATGGGTGGGCCAATTCCGATATTACGAACTGCAAATCCGGGCATTATCTTACTCCCGATGGAGTAACGGGATTGTCAGTCTTACACTCCGGATCGGTAGCCGGGAAGGTGGCATCCAGATCCTCTTCAATCAATTTCATATACCTTATGACCAAAACAAGCTCAGCTATATTATTGTCCTCATAGCTAGCTATAGATCCTGATCTTTCAACAATGAACGCACCAGCCATAGTATATCTATAAGTCGGCTCCCCAAACCCATTCGTTTCTTCTAATATGACATCAGCTCTATTAGCTGAATTATCAAGAGTCTGTGATCTACTAATATCATATACCTTATTATTAAACCACTCTTTGATTTCTCGCAGTGTCTGCCCGGCATGGCTATAGAACGTCAATGTCATCGGCTCATAGGATATCTTGCCCGGATATGATATCTCTTCAGAACGATGATGCATTTCAAATGGTCTAATCTTTATAGAAGGCCTAGTAACTGACTTGATATGCGATCTGGATATCTTTATATTGCCAAAGGAAACATTAAACCTATAATTTCTATCTGTCTCTACCACATTACTTGGTAGTTCAGCATCCTGTGGCCATGGTCCTACAACATTGAATCCCGGCACTTCAAATTCCTTTAAGCATACTTAAATGGCGACGAAATAAATTCGTCGCCATTTAAGTAATTTAGAAATTAATTGCTGGAATCGAACATCCGGAAGTAGTACCGAGAACCTGAGCGTTATTCTGGCAATCACGGACAGCACGATCAATAGACATCTTGGCCTTCAATAAAGCAATCTGATTCTGTTCATAATCAAGACCGCCCCAATCAACATCTTCAGGCCAGCAACCATACATGGTCCAAAGCTCGCTGATGGTATTCATACCAGTCAGCATGACTAGTTCGGCGTTCTTCTTGTACGTTGACGGATGGCCAACATTGGCTGTTCGCTGATCCGAAACAGTTTCAAACCAATAATAAATACCCTTGGAAATATCAGGGTTCTGCTCAATGTCATACCAAGTCATTTCAATCGGATCGACTTCAGTCTGACCAGCGAATCGAGCACGTTCCTGATTATGATGCATCTTAATTGGCTCATACTTCAGGTGTGGTCTGGAAGTAGAACGTAAGTGCAGAAGTTCCTGTCGAGAAAAAGTGCCAGCGCCACGGCCAAGGGTGCGAAAGACCCAGCGATATGTACGCCTTGATTCGACAGTATTAGATGGTTGGCCAGCCAAACCTAGTCCGCTCACATTGAATCCGGGCATGAACAATTCTCCACTAGTGTAATGAACAATTATTTATTAATTGTCCACCATGGCCTTACACCATTATCCAAACTATCTTTACTTGCGTGGCATATATACAAAACACAATTTTGGACCGCCCCATTGTTTCATGAATTTATGTTCTATAGCATATTCAGCCTCAGTCTTTTTCAACGATACAGCATGACGATAAAGAGTCCTTTTGTGCATTTCGTAACCATCCTCATCAATATACCAATAATCAGATTCTGCTTCATGGTGTAACTCAAAATTTGACGCTTTATAGATCGTCCCATCGTGTCCTAATGTCTTATCAGAAAAAGCGACCACAGGAACTTCAAAACTTTTGATGGTTCTAGAAATAAGCCAACTTGAGAAATTTTTCTTGTGATATGATGGGTGGATGCACATTCTGGCTAATTCTATCACTTTTTCCACTCCAATAGCAGAAGCAATATTCTGTCTAACAGGGTGAGCATAAGTTATAACGGCAATAAGTTTATTTTCAATATATGCTCCGAAATGTGTCCCACCTTTACCTCCCTTTAAATAGTGATAATTCCTAAGAAAAACATTGGCAATACCAAAATCAATTGGCCTCACCGTCACTGACTTAAAATCAAAATCGTGTACTTGTAATTCAATTCCTAGTTTGATTTTTAATCGATCTAATACTCTACCATTGGCGATAAACTCATGCTCCCATACATACATGATTTCATATTCTGGATGATATCGGTCGATATAAGTGAATTTCGATCTGTCATTTCTTGCATTTTTAGCTAGATTATGCCAATATTCTCCATGGCATTCAATCAATAAACTCTTTGACATTTTCCCACGCTTTGGAATCAAGCAATCAAAGACATAACATCCGACAACTGTACCCTCACCTTCTTTAATATATTCAACGTT